GGCAACAGACCTGCAACACATCCGCAACTTGCTGCTGCCGGCCCTGGATTACGCTCTAAAAGACGCCTTCTACACGGCCGAGCTGTTCCAGGCTATCTGGCCCAAGTACCTGAACTCCACCCCCTCGATGGTAGCCCTCGCTGGCCACTACCACCTCAACGGCAGCATCGTGCCGCTGGTCCCCGACTGGCCCGAGTGGGTTGAGCGTGTGGAGAAGAGCTATGACGACCACAACGACGAGATGACGGGCATCTGCGCCGCCCTGGTGCAAAAGTACTACGAAGAGTGGAGGGAGCTGTACGACGAGAGCCCCGAGAAGGCTGAGCGGTGGGTGGATAAGGACCCCTGGCTGAGCCAGCTGAACTGGGAGGTGCGGGCTGTAAAAGGCAAATACGCCCACACACCCGAGTGGATCCGCGTGTTCGTCAAGGACCCCGACACCAAGATCGGTGTGAAGTCTAACTTGTCTCACCTGCTGCTCAAGCTGAAGTGGGAGGGATCCCCGATGTTCCACACTCGGGAGGATGGCTGGCAGTACAAAGATGAGCGCGGGGTCGAGTGCAAGATCCCCCACCCGAAGCACCCAGGCGACAACGTGGGTGGGGTGCTGAGCAAGGACTTTGTAGACGATATGGCCGTGGGGCGCCTCAGCAGCGACATCCCCGAGGCCAAGCGGGCGCTGGAGATCGCCAACGCCGTGTCCTACTGGACCTCGGTGCGCAAGCGTGTGATGGGCAAGATCTTCCACAAGGTGGAGAACCCCCACGGCGAGGACGCCTACGTTACCCTTCCTGAGATCCTGGCGCACGGCACCGTAACCCGCCGTACCGTGGAGTCCCTAATGGTGTCCATGTGCTCCACCAAAAACTGGCGGGTGGGCACCGAGCTCAAGACCCGTGTGCAAGCGCCCGACGGTTGGAAGATCGTGGGGGCCGACTTTGACGGTCAGGAGCTGAATATCGCCAGCATCTACAGCGATAAGTGGGAGGGCGGGCACGTAGGGTGCTCACCCTTCGGGTTCTCGGTGCTGAGCGGGTCCAAAGAGATGGGGACGGACCCCCACAGCGCCCTGGCTAAGGCCGTGGGCATCGACCGAGACACTGCCAAGTCGGTAGGGTTCGCGATGCTCTACGGTGCCGGGGTCCACAGCATCCAGAACTACATCCGGATGAAGTACCCCGACAAGTCCCCCACCGAGACCAAGCAGTTCGCGTTCAACGCGCTAGCCAAGAAAAAAGGCAAGTTGCAAGGCGGGGTCTACGAGGGTGGCTCGGACTCTGGGTGCTACAACTACATGGAGCAGATCGCAATGCGGTCTAGCCTACCCCAGCTGCCATGCCTAGGCACCAAGATCTCCACCGCTATGCGCCCCGCCGCCGTCGGCAACGACTTCAAGACTGCACGAGTGAACTGGACGATCCAGGCTTCTGGCGCCGAGATCCTGTCCATCATCCTGACGGCCACCCACTGGCTGGCCAGGGAGTTCAAGGTTCCCTACCGGTTCGCCCTCAGCATCCACGACGAGCTCTGGTTTATGACCCCTGAAAAATACGCCGAGCAGTTCGCCGCAGTGTTCCAAATGGCCCACTTGTACACTTGGTCCCTGTTCAGCCACTCGGTCGGCGTCCCCGACATGCCCCTCTCACGAGCCTTCTTCTCCTCGGTGGCTATCGATACCAGGGTCCGTAAATCGCCAAAGGAGAAGACCGTCACACCCTCCAACCCCCAGGGGTCCGAAGAGGGCCCAGGCGTGGAGTACACCATGTCTGAGTTGGCGGAGATGGGCATCATCGACAAGCTCACTACTCGCTACAAAGCCATCCAAGCAGGTCTAATCTGATGAATAAGCCAAGGAAGTCCAGAGTTGCCACCACCGCTGTATCCCTTCTCTACGGTATCTTGACCGAGGAGGGTGGCCAAGCGATTTACTACGTGGTTACCCCCTACGATAAAAAAGGCCGGGAGATCCCCTCTTCTGTTAATTGCGCATACAACAGCGACTACTACTCCTACGACGACATTCTGCCCACTGCCCAGGCTCTCTAATGCCCTTCCCGCTCCCTCTCGATCCAGAATTCCGCAAGGAAGTCGTGTCCTCTTGGATGGACGATGTGGAGGACCGATACGCAAACGGCGAACTGGAGGACGCCGAGGTGAGTTGGAGAATTGCGAACGCCATCTATCTCCATCTACCGCCTGGGGAGGGGTGCCTCGAGACCGAGGCCCGCTTGTTCGGGCTACGGGTAAAACTATCACAGCACCACTAAGCACACACTATGCGAACACTGTCTGAAGACGCTGCACAAGCTACTGCAGCCCCGGTGAAAAAGTCCACACCGGCGCCTTTCGCCAAACTCGAGACGTTTTCCACCGTTATTTCCGACGGTCGTGAGATCACCATTCGAGAAATGACCGGTCGCGACCTGATCTACATGGAGAAAGAACTCTCCAAGGCGGGTGACATCGAAAAAGGACTCCGAATCATCGAGCGTCTGATCGTTGGCGAAGACAAGATCACCTACGACGAAATCCTCGACCTCGGCGTTAAAGACTTCCGCAAACTCAGCGACCTAGTCGGCAAAGCGAATGGAGACGACGAAGACCCAAACTGACGGTTACTGACCTAGAGGACTTCACCTACCTGATCGTGTGCTCCGACGAGATCACACTCCACTTCAGGGAGATAACACCAAAGGACTTCTATCTAGGTCAGATCCTTCGGCAGCAGAAACGTTCCTTCATGGAGCTCGTCATCAGACTCATGCTTTCGGACGAGGATCTTCTCGATCGAATCACAGCGAAACGCTTCGGCACAGTTGTCAAGTGGATTAGCGAAAACCTCCTAGAGGAGCGTCTGTTCACTGTGGAAAACTGGCTGAAGACTGCCTTCCACCTCTGCAAGGAGCGCTGGGACAGTTCAATAGACTGGCTGGAGTCGCAACCAATCAGCAAGATCCTGGTAATGATTTCAGTGATGAACGATTTCCACGAAAAACAAGCTGATGAAGCGAAAAAAGCATCGAGGAAAAAGAGATGATTAGCTTCGAGATGAAGAAGCTGCCGAAAGTTAACCTAGGGTGGTGGAAGCCCACCCAAAAGCAGTGGGCCCCTATCCTTCTAAAGGACCACGCGGTTCCCTGGCGTCAGGAGTCGGACCCCACGACCGGTCGCCCATGGGCCTCTCTGAGCCGTGGCTACAGGAAGTGGAAACAGAAACGCTATCCTGGGCAACCGATTCTTCGGGCAACCGGCAAAATGCAGGACACGGCCAAAATCGTGCCAAGAGGTGACGGCTTCGACGTCAAAACAACCAAATATGGTCGCTACCACCAGTCGGGTACCGCCAAGATGCCCTCCAGACCGTGGGTGGGCATCCCAGACAAGTCACTCAAGCAGATCGTTCCGATCGCTTGGAAAAACATTCTTTCTAAACCTAAGTAACCATGACAACACGCTCAAAGTCAAACGCCAAAGAACCTGTCATCGGCGACCTCCAGCGCACACCCTCTCCCGAAAAGGTGGGCAGCAAAGCACCCGTGAACGTGGAGATTGAAACCCCCACCGAAGACCCTGTGGAAGCGCCCGTGGCCGTTGAAAAGCAAGTTGTGGAGACTGACGTCCGCAAAAAGCTGGACCGCAAAACCGACAACGACAGCAACCCCTTCGTACCTAGCAACCCCGCCCAAGTCGAGAAAGACGCCAAGCGTGTGGCTGAAGCAGCCGGGTTTGAACTGAACCGCGGCACCTCTGTTGGTGCCCGCCTAATGGCTCGCGCACAAAATAGGCCCGGACAATGATCACAGTGCCCTACCAGCCGCAGTTCACCTGGCGGAAGCTCGGATACCTCTTCTACACGGACTCCCTAAGATACCGTGACGTTTTGGACAACAACCCGCAGTGGACCGTCACCGAACTGCCACCACTGGGGGCACAGCTGTCTATACAGTCAGAACTAAACGGGACGACAGGTGGGGTTCAAGGCTCCACCTTCGTGTTCGGCCTTACGGCTGGTGATGAGTCCGACGTTATATTCCCCTACGACACAACGCAAGAGTACAGAGCGGCTCTGGACCGCTACTCTTTATACTCCGTATTCTTCCAAGACTCACTCAACGGGTACTCTGCTGACAGCGACGCCGCAGTATCGGGGAAGCAGGGCGGGTAAAACCCTGACAAGCATGTCCACTACGGTGACCTACGCGGACTCTACCCGGCCGCTAGACATGCCCGAAAAGAAGGTGTATTGAGTTTATCATGGCTACTTTTTCAATGGGTGGTGACACCCCCGGCGCCCCCGGCGTATATCTGAACGAGCGGGCCGGTCTTAGCGCTTCAGCTGCGATCGCGATCTTCAGCACAGTCTATATGTTGGTAGAGGCGCCTGAATCTGCACCTGTTACCGTCTTCCCCTTCAACACACCTGTCCCTGTTACCAGCCTGGCTGACTACCGGGTGCTGGTGGGCGGTTCTGTTCCTACTGACCGCATTCCCCTCCTGAGCTACAACTGCGTCAACGAGTTCTTCCAGAACGCTCAGGTTGGCGACCTTCGCGTGGTTCGCGTTGGTACTCCTAACAGCATTGTGGAAGTCGAGTTCTTCCCCTCTGCTGCTAAAGCTAGTGCCGCCGCCCTGCCCTCTTCACTGATGGCTGGCGACAAGGTGTATGTTCAGATGATCCTGAACGGCACACGGCTGGTGGCTGGCGACGGCTCCACAGGCTACACTGCCGACGGCGAGTGGTTGGGTGTCCCCGTTGTCATCCCCGTGAACTACGTGGCTGGTGACGAGGTCAACAACCGTAAGATCTCTGCTGCCATCTCCAGTGCTGTGGCTGCCGCTATCGAGAGCAACCCGAGCATTCGCACTTCAGTATACGTGCGCAGCTTCGGTCTGGTGAACGACGTGGACCCTGCGTCCAACTCACAGAACGGTTACGTGTCAATCGCAGGTGCGACCTTCGACTCTCCTGTGACCATCGTCACGAAGACCGATCCCGTGTCTGGCACTTTTGCCTTCACGCAGAACACCTACGACATTCAGAATGTCAACGGTCTTCAAGCAGACGCCACACGTGTCCCTCAGGACTACATCCAGTGCATCGACACTGCGTTCGACGGTCAGCAAGATCAGGGATACCTGGTCACTCCTACCGCCTACGCTCAGTTCGACGCCGCTGGTCGCTCCGCTGTGGGTGCCAAGGCTGCCGCCCATTGCGAGAGCAACAACTACAAGTGGATGGCCCTGGCCGACCCCGGTCCCTTCCTTGTGACCGACGTCAACAAGTACGCTAACTACGTCCCCCACCAGGCCGCTGCCGACCTGATTCAGGGTCTGAAGTACCTGGTCGACAACGCTATATACGAATGGACCGGCGATTCCGTCACCTTCTCGCGTCTGGACTATCAGACAATCGTCGGTGGTGGTTCGCCTAAGATCGGTATTCAGCAGTCCACCAACTCCAACCTTCCCCCTGATGTGAAGGTCGGCATCCTGGATCGCGGTGAGTACACCATCTACGCGCCCCTGGCTGCTGGCTCTAACGGTCGCCTGACTGTCGACTCCAACACTTACTGGCCCGTTGACTTCCAGATTCAGGAAGTCACGCTGAGTGTGGCTGACTCGACGAGCCCCTTCTTCGCGTACAACGGTACCGTGTTTGTGGTTGCCCCTCCCTACAACAGCAACTTGTCGGGTGAGTATCCGATGAACACGGTGTTCCTGGCTCAGACCTCGACTGCTGCTGTTTCAGTGTTCAACGCTGTCGTGGCTGCCGGCGGTTCTCAGTTCGTGACGTCGCTCCCTGCTGGCGCCATCAACATCGCCCAGTCTACCAACGGTGTTCAGTCAGCCACTATTAGCTACACTGCCCCTGCGTACGACCTGCCTGTTACGATCAACGGACAGACTTCGAACCTGGTTCAGAACATCCGTAATAAGGCACACGGTGTTAACACCCAGCACCTCCCCGCTACACTGCAAGATCCTACCAGCACCTTCGTGCTCGGTATGTTCAACCGTACCTTCTTGAACCCTTCTGCCAGCATCCTTGCCGGTACCAACCAGAACGCCACCATCACTTGTGTCGCTCACGGTTTGACTGACGGCGTGAAGGTGTTCTTCACGGCTCCGGTTCTCACCTCTTCAGGTTTCTTCCTGTTTAAGGCGTCCACCAAGGCCGTTCTGAACCCCTACTACGTTAAGGTCCTGACCGCTAACACTTTCGTGTTGGCTTCCAGCGCTACCAACTTCGCTGCTGGTTCCTACGTCAAGGTTCCATCCTCTGACCCTGTGGCTACGACGACACCCGTCATCAGCTACTCGACAGTTCTGGCTGCCCTCGAAGGTTCCACACAGCTGAACGAAGCCGGCACCTTCCCGCTCATCCGCGGTCGCAAGTACGCCT